AAGATTTGCGACTTCTCGTTTGCTGTCGACATGGCCGTCGCCGATGGCTGGCGTGATGGTGGCGCTCAAGCGTACATCGCACGCGAAGGCCGCCGGCACCTGGAAGCGATGTTGTTCAAGCTCGAACAGCAGTTGTTTTATGGCACTGGCACTAATGGCGATGCTGCTGGTTTCAGCGGGTTCTTGAATTCGACTTACCTTGACGCGCTTGCCGATGGCATGGTTGTCGATGCTGGTGGCACAACCGCCGCAACGGCTTCCAGTGTCTACGGCATCCGCCTGAGCACCGACGACGTTGCTATGGTGACGAAAGATACCATCGACTTCGGCGAGACGACCATTCAGCGCGTGGCCGGCTCCACTGGTTTCTATCCCGCCTACTGGACCCCTGCGAGCGTTTGGGTGGGCCTGCAGATGGGTGGCGCGTACAGCGTCGGCCGCATCGCAAACCTCACCGCAGACAGCGGCAAGGGGCTTACTGACGACCTCATCAGCGAGATGCTCAACGAGTTTCCCGCCAACATGGGGCCGTCAATTCTCGTCATGAATCGCCGCTCACTGCGACAGTTGCAGCAGTCCCGCACTGCCACCAACTCAACCGGCGCACCTGCACCGTTTCCGACGGAAGCCTTTGGCGTGCCAATCATCGTCACAGATGCTCTCCTGAGCACTGAGGCACTGGAGACCTGACGTGCCATCACCGATGGAGTTGGCATTGTCTGCTGGATTATCTCTCGCGAGGGTTGCGGCTGGTTCGCCAGTCACAATCACGCGAGGGGCATCCACAATCACGGCAACCGCCGTGCAAGGACAATCGCAGAAAGTCACCATCGGCGAAGACACAGAGACGACCGTGGACGCTGTCGACTGGCTCATTCCAGCGGCAGCGTACACACACGGCACACCAGCGATTGGCGACATCATCGCCCGCAAACTGAACTCGACAACGTACACCTACACCGTCGAGGCGCTGTTGGTTGGGCAGAGTTGCTGGGATTGGAGCGACACAGGCAAGACGCAATACCGTATCCACACACGCAAGGACGGCGGCTCAGCGTTCGATTTTGTGTTGGTGAATGAGTTTGATTTGCAGGGCAATGAGGTGCGATACTGATGGCCACTATTCAACTCAAGGGCATCAAGGAGTTGCAACTCACGCTCGACGATTTGCGTGAGTTTGGCGATGGCACATTAGCCACAGCAATTGTCCGTGCAGGACTACAGGCCGTTGCAAAACAAATGCGAGCAGACATTGATTCGCGAGTAAAAGGCGTGCGGCAGGAGGTTGGATACCGGTTTGTGAGGCAGAAATCAAAAGGCGTGCGGGTTGGTAAAGTTGGCGTAGGTGTTGGCAAACGACGAGCACAAAACGCGGAGCGTCGCGGCCGATCAGGCATCGGCATTACCTCGGGTAATTGGCACTGGTGGGTGTTGGGTTCCTTTAAGGGCGAGCGATTTGCAAGGCGGCGACGTGGCGGAGGCAGGATTGCAGGCGTGAAGCCACAATCCCGCGGCGTCATGCCAGCACAGCAACCGCACTTCGCCAGCAACGCAGCAATTAAGGCAAAGCCGGCAGTACTGGCGGCAATGCAACGTGTTGGCCGAAAAGCCATCGACAGTTTCTCTTCACAACACAAATAAGGATTCGGCCATGGCCAAACTCAAAGTCAAAGGCACCATCATCAAGCAGACCATTGCGTCTGTTCTCACCGCAGTCGCGCAGATCACCGAATTCAACCACGACGGCGCGGAATCAGAGACCTACGACGCCACCACCATTGATACCAGCGGCGCCGGCAAGGAATACTCACAGACCGGCTACAGCGAGGGCGGGAATTTCAATTTCTCAATCTTCTATGATGTCGATTTGGCTGGGCATCAGGCAATCACGGACCTGATCACAACCCCGGCCGATTGCGTGTGGTCGATTACATTCACAGACGCGACACCAGCCACTTCCTCATTTACCTCCGCGGGCGTTGGATTTTCCTTTACCGGCGCGATGAATGACGGACTCAAGGCGGATGTTGCGCTGAAACTCACTGGCCTCATGGGTTACACCACATGAAGATCCGGCTGATTCGTGACGATTTGAACGCTCCTCCTGGCACCGTACAGGAGGGCGTCGTTTCAAAAAACGGCGTCCTTTGGTGGATCAAAGGCACCATCATCGACGTTCCAAAACGTGCCGCACAGTTACTCGTCGGCAACGGCGACGCTGAGCCGGCAGACGACGAATCGGAGGCGGCGTGCGACGGGTGGCGCAACCGCCGCGCAGACGTGCTGGTGAGCCGCGAAATGTTGGCAAGAGGAATTGAACCACAGGACCGGGAAAGATTCCGCGCTGGTGAATTGGCTGGATACAATCCAGACGGCAGCGAAATCCCCGGACCAAACTGGAGGCAGGCAGATGAGCAGAACAGCGATCAGTAGGGCAGCGTTTTTGCAGGGTATCAATGAGCGACCGAAGGAAGACGTTCCGTTGCCTGAATTGGGCGAGGGGCTCGTTGTTGTCGTTGTCGGTATGACCGCAAAAGAACGCACCGCGTTTGAGCGGCAATTTGCCACCAAAGACGGCAAAACCATTGACGCACGGATGAGTGAGTTTCGTGAGCGGCTTGTGGTGGCTTGCTGCCGCAATGATGACGGATCACCGCTGTTTCAACCGGAAGACGTGACGGCACTCGGTGGCAAGCGAGCAGACGTGCTGGAGCGTATCGTAAACGCTTGTCAGCGGCTTTCTGGATTCAGCAAGGAAGACATCGAAGCCACGGTGGGAAACTAAAGCAGGACGACGAGCGGCGGTTGGCGTGGCGTGCCGCGCTGGCTGCTGGCTATTCGTCCGCGGATCTGTTTTTGGACTCGATGACGTATCAGGAATGGATCGAACTGCAGGCGGTGGATTGCATTGAGCCGATCGGAGCGCGGGGAATTGAAATCATTCTGGCACGAATTGGCGAGTTGTTGTCTGCGTTTTGCGGCGGTGAGATGAAGGCTCACGATTTCGCCCCGTGGCTGAAGCAGCCGGAGCCAAAACCAATGACCACAGCACAATCACGCGAGGCACTGGAAGCACACCTCAAAACGCTCGTCGGAGTCCGCTGATGGCCGCCATGGGTTCATTGGTTGCAAATGTTGTCGCCAACACGCGACAATTTGATACCGCCATTGCACGCAGTCAGCAAGCACTGCAGCAGTTCGGCCGCGGGGCACAAAAGGCCGCTGAGGCAGCCCATTCAATCGAAACACTGTCGATGTCTGGCAACCTGTCGCACGAACTGATCGTTGTGACGAAGCAGATGGGCGACTTGCAAACCGCAACCGCCGTGGCCGCACAGCAAGCCGCAAGATTTGAACATGCCGCACACCTGGCGGCCGCTGGCGCATCTGCTGCCGCGCTCGGTGCAAGCAAATTTGCCGGATCTGCGTCAGTTGTGACAACGGCAACCGCGTCAGCGTCTCATGGAATGCACGTCGTGGTGATCGGCGCCATCGCAGTTCGTCGCACGCTTGAAAGCCTCTCTTGGATGTTTGGTGTGATCGCAGATGGGGCAAGGGTGCTGTTGATTCCCGTGCAGGCGTTATTCCGGGCATTCAATATCCTTTTGTATCCATTGAAGCTCATGGGCTCGGTGTTTATCAATCTGGCACAGGGGTTATTTACGATTCTCAAGCCGATCATTTCGCTGGCCGGCGGCGTGTTCAATTTGTACGTTCAGTTCAAGGCTTTCCAGTTGCAGTTGAAGCTGATGAAGGCCATTTTTGAACTGCTGCCGCCAAAGGTGAAGGCGGTGGCGACCGTGCTTTTCAGCCTTGGTCTTGCATCCCGTGCCGCAGGCGTCGCGATGAGCAGTATGGGTGCTGCTGGCCGAATGCTGTCGTCAGTAATGTCTACGCTCGCGACGCCGATCCGTGCTCTGCTATCGCCGCTTAAAACGCTGGAAACCGCATTCACGCGAGCCCGATCAACAATAACCGGGTTTATCTCCTCCGCTCTCAGTCCGCTGAAAATCGCACTTAGTGGGCTCGGGGCTGTCGCTGCTGTTGGTGGAATGCTGAAACTGGCGGGCGACGCGCAAACGCTGCAAATGCAAATGGAGGTGCTAACGAAGGATGCAAAGGTGGCTGCCGATCTGATCGCAGAACTCAACGCCTTCTCCAATATCGCACCATTTAACAAAATGGACCTCAAGCAAGCTGCCACGCAACTGCTCGCCGCACGCACGCCGGCAAAAGAAATCGTGGCGGACCTGACCGTATTGGGTAACATTGCGGCCGGCACCGGCGCCAATATCACGGAACTCACGGACATCTTCGCGAGCTTCAGAAATCAACAGGTGCTCTATAACGGCGACCTTGATCAATTACAGCGCCGCGGAATCAACGTATTTGGGCAATTGCAAGCGAAATTCGGCGACGTGCAAAAGGCTGCCGCAGATGGCCGCGTTACGTTCAACGACATCCGTGAGGCATTGTACCAACTCAGCACAGG